ACGTACTTCGCCATTCTGAGGGCGGGAAACGCCTTAGCCACATCGGTGGGCAGGTTCTCAGCAAAATAGTCAGGGTAGCCTCTGACATACTCGTTCTTGAGGAGGTAAGAGCCGTCGGGTCGACGGTAAAGCATTTCGTCGCCGTCCTGCTCGTGAACACGAGACGGGGACAGCAGACGAACTTGAGCCACCCGTGGGGGGAGCTCTGGGCCCTTTGGCCGGTTTTGTCGAGCCTGACGCCCTTGGAGCCCGAGAACGCGAACCAGCTCGAGGGGTTGCCTGCACATTGCGGGACCTGAGCAAGGCCCGCACTATGCCGACATGAACGCGTATCTTGGGCCCCCAGGGCAGCGTGAGCTGGACAAGCTCACTGTTCCTCTTACCATCCGAAATGCCAGGGGGAACGATAACCTTGTTTGCCGGGGTGACGAAGGATGCGAAGTCGCCTACCCGGGCGCCCGCCTCCCTGAGTTCTCGCGAGAGCCGGGTGAGGCCGGATGGTGAGAGCTCATCCACGAAGTGGACAAGGGGGAGAGGTCGAGCACAGGCACGTAAGATCGGCCTGGGTTTGGTGTTTCCACGACGATTGATGAGATCAATTAGCTTGCCATCCGATTTCCGGAGGTAAGTCGCCACGAGATTCTCAGTGGTCGAGTCACGTCTCAACGGTCGGAGCGGTGGTCTGGTCGCCGTGGCTTTGGCGTCCCCTTTGGCACGCTGGCCAGGCCCTGGGGTGCGGGCCTGACGGCCATCTACCTACGAGGGTTGGATCGCCGGGCGTGCTGCGCCGCGGGCGCGAGCCAGCAATAGAGGCCCTGTGCCCGCAAGCGCCTCTATTGTGCGCCCAGCAGCGTACGGTTTGATGACGTCGTACAGAGACTGAACCTGCTCGATCACGGTGCGAAAAGCACTGGAATCGACAGCCGGGTTCGGACTGACAGCCTTGCCAGCCGACTCTGTAGCGCGTACGCGCTGGGAGGTCGCCTCGTGGTGTTGTTTGGCCTCCGCTTGTCCATGGCGGCGGGCCGCAGCGCTAACCTCAGCAGGCGCAGACTTGCGTTCCGTGAGCAGAGTGGCTAGGACGGCGTCCTGCAAACTCTTCGAGCTCTCGAAAGCAACACTCCC